ACGGTGGAGTTCGATGAGAACGGGTACGTGCTCGCCAAGCGTCTGCCGTTCCTCCCGTTCGATGCCGGCCCGCTCGACCACGACGGGGACGGTCACAAGGGCGGCTCCGAGCCGGCCGATCGCGACGAGCTCAAGAAGCAGGCGGAAGGAATTCGGGCCAGCCAGGAAGTTGGCTACGAGGACATCAAGTACTCGGTGCGCCGCGGCGGCATTGCCGGGTTCTTCGGCGCCACGCGGACGGTGACGGAGCGCCGGCTCAAGCCGGGCGCCCAGCAGCTGCTTGCCAATGCCTCCCAGCTCGACCAGATGGCTCGTTTCTACGAGGGCCTTGCCACCAGCATGGGCAAGTCGGAGGATGCCCTGACGGCGGCGGAGCAGGAGTTCCTGCGCATCCGTGCGCCGCGCAGCGAAGGCGGGGAGCAGGCGACCCGCGGCGACCTTGCCCGCACCGTGAATCCCGGCCGGCTCCAGATCATGCTCGGCTTCGACGACCGCAGCGCCAACATGGGCAGCGCCGGAACCAATCCCATGGGCACGCTCGGTGGCCTTCGCATCCCCTACGGAACCTGATCATGCCGACAATCGCTGAACTGACGGCACAGATGATTGCCTTGCAGACGCAGCAGCAGGCATTCCGGACGACCACGGCATCTCGCCTGCGCGCTGCATCTCTCAGTAGTCCGTACGGGACCCAAGCCACGCGCGACCGCCTGGCGCAATGGGCCAGCAGGATCGACAGCGGAGACGCCATTCCGCTCAGCGAGATCGACCAGTTCAACACGTCTGCCGGCCTGAATCCCGAGTGGATCTACTTCGGTGCTGAGCCCAACTACTCCGGATTGTCAGGAACGCAGATCGGCGCAATGAATGCGCAGCTGCGCAACCAGTACCGGACGCAGTACCAGACGTATCTCAGCACGGGAACCCAGCTCGATGTCCTGCGCGAGCAGATCGACGCGATCAATGCCGAGCTGGAGAGTGGCGCCGGCACCGGAACTGGCCCAGGTCCTGGTCCCGGACCCGGCGGCGGGCCCGGCGACACCGGCGGCGAAATCACCAACCCGGTCGATCCGACGAATCCCAATGGCGTGCCGACCAAGCCGTCGCCTCGCCTCCAAGAAGAGGGCCGGCGCCAGACAGCTGACCGTCCACGCATGGACCGACGTCGCCTGAACATCGCATTCGGAGCGCCGCGCGTCGGCGTCGGGATCAACATCCCGTCGTACTGATGAAGACCATCGCCGCGTGCTGGGAACGGGACGACGCAAGGCGGCACACCATCCTCGACCGCGCCCGCCAGTGCGCGGCGCTCACCCGGCCGTGGATCCTGCCCGAGATCGGCCAGACGCCCGACTCGAAGATGCCCGAGACGTTCACCAGCCTCCCGGGCCGAGGCATCGCCAACCTCGAGGGCCGGCTCCTGATGGCGCTTTATCCGCCCGGGACGCCGTTCTTCCGCCTCATGCCGGCGGCGCACATCCGCTACTCCAAGGACGTCGACCCGCAGCAGCTCAACGCATTCGCCAACGCGCTCTCGGTCTACGAGCTGCTGATGATGGCGAAGCTCGAGTCGAGCGACATGGGCAGCGCCGCCAACCGCCGGCGCAGCGGGTTCCGCTCCAAGAAGCGCGCCGCGCTGACGCAGATCCTCGTCACCGGCGACGTGCTCGAGCAGCTCACCGACGACTTCCGCATCCGGGTCTTCCGCCGCGACCAGTACGTCACCAAGCGCGACTCCTCCCAGGAGGTCGAATACCACATCGTCCGCGAGAAGGTCGACCCGAGGACCCTGTCCGAGGAGGTGCTCGTCGCCGCGGACATCGACATGGCGGCCAAGGGAGAGGACTACGAGCCCGACGAGGTGATGCTCTACACGCGCTGCCGCTGGGAGCCGTTCTCGCGCGTCTGGCTCACCGAGCAGGAGATCAACGGCAACGTCGTCGCCGTCAGCGAGGACCCCGTGCCGTCGTTCTTCGCGACGCCGTTTGAGCTCGCGCCCGGCGAGGACTACGGCCGCGGGTTCGTCGAGGCGAACCTCGGCGACGTGCGCACGCTGAACGAGCTGCATGAGCGCCTGATCGACTTCGCGGGGATGTGCTCCAAGTTCGTCCCAGTCATCGACTACAACAGCCAGATCCGCGCCTCTGACCTCGCCAAGCCGAGCGGCGAGGTGATCGAGGGCCGCGTCGTCGGCGGGCAGGTGCAGGACGTCGCCTTCCTGTCGGTGAACAAGGGCAGCGACTTCCAGGTCGTCTACCAGACGGCCGCCGACAAGCGCCGCGACCTCGCCGTCGCCATGCTGATGGAGGCCGACTCCGCCCCGAAGGCCGAGCGCGTCACCGCCTACCAGATCCAGCGAATCGCGACGGAGCTCGAGGGTGCCCTCGGCGGCATCTACGCGCCGATCGCCGACGCCCAGCAGGTGCCGCTCGTCGAGCGCCTGATGTACCTCATGCAGCGGCAGCGACTGGTGCCGTCCATGCCGCGCACGTCGTTCGAGATCGAGGCCCAGACCGGCATCGCCGCCCTGAGCCGCGAGGCAGACAAGGCCAAGCTGCTCCAGCTCCTCGGGACCATGGCCCAGTTCGGGCCGGATGCAGCCAGCCGGATCAACGTCGGCGTGCTGTTCGACACGCTGCTCCGCCAGAGCGGGATCTACGAGCCCGGCCTCGTCAAGACCGACGAGCAGCTCGCCGCCGAGGCGCAGGCGTCGGTCCAGGCGCAGCTCGAGGCCGAGGCCCAGAAGAAGCTGATCAACGTCAGCGGCAACGTGATGCAGAACGAGCTTTCGCCGCAATCAGGAGGACAGAATGGATCAGGAACACCCGCCGGCTGAAGCGCCGGCAGAGGCCGCGCCGGCCCCGGAAGGAACGCCGGGGGCGGTGCGGATCGAGTCGAAGGGCGTGTCGGCCGTCGCCGACACCGCCACCATCGCAGAGATCACCCCGAAGAAGTGGGCAGGGAAGTTCGACAGCCCGGAGGCGCTCGAGAAGGCGTACGCCGAGGCGCAGGCCCTGATCGGGTCGCGCCGAATCGACAGCCCAGAGGCGCTCGCCGAGAAGGCCGGCGTCAAGCTCGAGGAGCTGACCACGGCCTACATGGCCGACGGCAAGTTGCCGGTGACGGCGCTCGAGGCCCTCGAGAAGGCCGGGATCGGCCGTGCGTTTGCCGAGCGGATCGTCCAAGGCGAGGCCGCGCGCGTCCGCAACGCGCAGGGCGAGGTCGAGCGGGTCGTGCAGCAAGTGACCGACATCGCCGGCGGCGCGGTCCAGCGCGACACGGTGCTCAACTGGGCCGCGGCAAGCCTGCCAAAGGCGGACATCGAGAAGATGAACGCCCGCCTCAACGACCCGCAGCAGGCGGTGTCGGCGATCCGTGAGCTGATGTTCATGCACCAGCAGGCGGTAGGGGCCGGAAAGGCCCGCCCGCTCGTCTCCGGGATCGCCCCGGTGGCCGAGGCCCCCGGGTTCACCAACTCGACGCAGGTCGTGGCGGCCATGGCTGCGGCGCGTCGGCAGGGATACATGGACGAGGCGACCCGTCGTCGGATCGCCAACACACCGCAGCACATATTGCAGGGGATCAACCGATGACTCGCGTCTTTGCAGAGACTCCGCAGCAGGCGGAACAGCTTGAGAAGCTCAACAGCAGCTATGTCACTGGCATCCGAGTCCGCAACGACATCCGAGACTGCTGCGTGACGCTCATCGACAACGTGACGGGCCAGGAATACCATCACGGATACCACCCAGAGTCGCATTCCAAGGCGCTTGACATTGCCCTTGCAACAGTTGCCGGCAAGCCACGCACGGCCGCGGAAGTCGCTGCCGATGCCATGGCCCTTTCTGACGAGAATGCGAAGCTTCGCGAGCTCGTCGAGCAGCTCAAGGCGCGCACGCAGGAGCCTGCACCCATGCAGGACGAGGTCGCTGCCGCCACGTCACCGTCGCGACGACGCGCGGCTTCTTGATCCTCCTGCGTCCACCGTCCGGCTGCGGCCGGCGGTGGATAAGTCCATCCATTCCTTCTCTCTTCTCCCGGTCTGTCCCGCGGAAACGCGGGGCGGGCTTTTCGACAGCGGCCCGTGAACGGCCGGATACCCCAGAAATGGGCCCGGTGACGGAACGGACACCCGTCAGTCACACCGTCATCACCCAACGCAATCTCTCCGGAGACAGTTATGTCGCAAGTCAATCGCGAAATGATCCTGTCGTCTGCCCAGAACGGCACCGACGACATGGCCCTCAAGATCTTCTCGGGCATGGTGCTCGAGGCGTTCCAGCTGGCTACCCAGTTCTACGACCGCACCGGCCAGTTCCTCTCCGTCAAGGTCATCGAAGGCGCAAACAGCGCGCAGTGGCCGATCCTCGGCGACGACCCGGCGCCTTCGTACCACACGCCCGGCACACAGCTGAACTTGCAGGCGTCGCAGGGCACGAACGTGACCCGCATCAAGACTGCCGAGCAGGTCGTGACCGTCGACGAAATCCTCGTCAACGCGCTTGATGTCCCGTTCCGTGACCTCAGCATCAGCCATTTCGACGTGCTCGGCCCGTATGCCACCAAGCTCGGCCGCGGCATCGCGAAGGTGCTGGACAAGAAGCTCGCCATCCTGGCCGTCAAGGCTGCCCGGACGGCTGCCAGCGCCGGCGTTCACGGCGGCGGCTACAAGGTCGACCGTAACGCGACTGGTTCCGGCGACGCGCTGCTGACGGCCGCCGACGGATACCAGCTGTCGCCGCGCGGTGCGTACAACTTCCGTTCGGACGTCGCGTCCCTGGCACAGGCCATGGACGAGAAGGCCGTTCCGGAGGGAAGCCGCTTCCTGTTCATCACGCCCTACATCAAGAGCGTGCTGCGGTTCGAGGCCAACTTCGACGGCGCGAACCTCACCAGCGTGCCGGTGCTCCCGTCGACGTACGACCAGAACCTCAACACCAGCCCGAATGACGTCAACAACCGCGTCATCGGAATGCTGGAAGGTTTCAAGGTCATCGTCACCAACCACCTGCCGAAGGACGACCTGTCTGCCAACAACCTGACTGGCGAGAACGCGGCCATCGCCTACACGTCCAGCACCGGCGTCACCGGCGGCAAGTACCAAGGCGTGTTTGACGGCTCTTCGCAGGCAAACGGCCGCCCCGTGGCAGTGGCGCTCTGCGGCGCGGACACCGGCAGCCCGGCGATCGGCATGGTGCAGGCTTCGGGCCTGCGGTCGTACGTCGAGCCAGACGAGCGTCGCAACACGCAGTTCATGAAAGCCCAGATGATGGCCGGCATGGGCATCATCTGCCCGTGGTCCGCCGGCGTGATCCAGGTGTACTGATCGCGCAACTGAACCCCCGGATCGGCGGGGGTGGGGCTTCGGCTCCACCCCCGCTTTGTCCGCGGCCAACGGAATCACAGACATGACCATGGACCAGAACCGGACCGTCTCTCTCTCGTTCAAGGACTGGCTCGGCCTCATCGGCCTGGTCGCGTCCGTCCTCACCGTCGTGTTCACCATGCACGTCGGCATCGTTCGCATGATGGAGCGCATGAACACGACGCTCGAGCACCACGCCAACCGCCTCGACAGGATCGAGCAGCGGCTCGACAAGGACAAGTAAATGCTGATCCAGCCAAACATCGTCACCAAGGCGCCCGGCGACCTGTCGACGTCAGTCACGGGAAACGCGGTCGGTGCGTTCCTCTCGACGCCGCAGCCAAACTTCGGCAAGGTGGAGGTGACGCTCCATGCGACCACCCAGAACACGTTTGCCGACGCGCTCCCGACGACTTCCATTCCGTCGTCGTCTGGGCAGACGTCGCTCCTGTTCAGCCCGTCGATCGAGGACCCGACGCTCCTGCGCCTTCTCCCGTACGCGGGCGCATCCAACCTTGGAGCTCCACGGTTGCGCGTGATCGGCTGGAACTCCTATGTGCAGTCAGCGAGCACGCTGTACGTCCCCATGCTGCTTGCCGACCTCGATCTTGCGTACTCAAGCAACGTCCCGTCCGTCGCGATCGACGGCAACACGCGGCACTTCTTCCACAACATCTCGGCAACGAACGCTCCACCGGTCGCACCCACGTCTGTTCCCGTGCTGTACGCGCCTGGAACGGGTGCCGCCGCGGGAACCCCTCCGGCCCAGGTAGTCATCGACACCATGGGAACGCAGTTCGTCACCGTCCAGTTCCGTTCCTCCACCGCGGGCGCCGTGATGGGCGCCCTCTGGTGCTGCCTCTGATCCGATGAGAACACCGCTCTGGCGCAATACGCGGCCACGGTCTGCTTCCCTGCTGCGGAACATCTTCACGGGATCGCAGGTCAGTGCGAGGACCGTTCCTGAGTTCCAGGGCGTGACCCAGAACGGCGGAGACAGGATCGACCTGTCGTGGGTTGCGGTTCCGGGTGCGTCTTCGTACGAGCTTGAGTCATCGACCAACGGCGGCACGACGTGGTCTGCGCTTGTCACGCAGGCCGGTACGACATACAGCCACACCGGGCTGTCGTTTCCGGGCTCGTACACCTACCGGGTGCGCGCCGTGGTCAACGGGGTGAACTCAGCCTGGAGCGCGAGCGTCACCGAGACAATGGTGGACGTCCCGGCGGCACCGGGCGGCCTGACGGTCACCGGGGCCACCACCTCGTCCATCAGCCTCAGCTGGAACGACACCGCAGACGAGTCCTCGTACCTGGTCGAGGTGTCCGTGGACGGCCTCGGATCCTGGACCTCCGCAGGGTCCACGAACCAGAACGTCGTCACCTTCACGCACTCGGGACTTGCAGAGAGCGTCCAGCGTCACTACCGGGTCACGGCGTTCAACAAGGCCGGCGACAGCGTCCCGTCCTCAACGACGAACTCCTGGACCGCCCCCGCCGCACCCACGGGCCTCTCGGCAACGGCTATCAGCACCACGCAGATCGACCTGTCGTGGAACGATGTCAGCACCGGGAACAATTCGTACAAGGTCGAGCGGTCCACGGACAACTCCACCTGGACCGAGATCGCCACGGGGCTGTCGGCCAGCGCCACCAGCTACTCCGCCACGGGGCTCAGCCCGAGCACCCTGTACTACTTCAGGGTCCGTGCAGCAAACGCTGTGCGGAACTCGGACTACAGCACGGCAATCTCCGCGACAACGCAGAGCGGAGCCCCCGCCTCGTCTTGGTCCCTCGACTTCAGCACCGGGGAGCCGTGGTCGAACGGGACGAACTACGTGTTCTCCTCGACGGCCAGCACCACGCGGACGTTCGTCAACAGCAGCGGGTAC